TCCTCTTGGTAATGTATTCTTTAGAACTATCAAAGGTCAATTTGGTAGAGAGCAAAAACGATATCATATTGATGGTATTGCATGTTTAGACTACTTAGATGTATATAAACGCTTTTGTTTAAAGCTTCGCGAATCATACAAGTTAGATGCTATTGGTGAAGTTGAGTTAGGTCAACGTAAGATAGATTATGGAGATACTAATCTTGCTACTCTATCGGAAGAAGATTGGGATACGTTTATCGACTATAATATTCAAGACGTTAACTTATTAGTTAGACTTGAAGAAAAACTTCAATACGTTCCTCTTTTACGTAAGTTGTCTTACGTAGGATTAACTACTCTTGAAGGTGCTATGGGTACTATTCAAGTGATAAATGGTGCTTTGTGTATTAGAGCAAGAAAACGTGGTGAGGTTATTGCTACTTTCTTGCGTAATGCTGATACCGGTAAAAATCCTGGAGCTTATGTTGCTGAACCTAAGAATGGATTTAAGAATCATATAGTTTCGTTTGATGCTAACTCTCTATATCCTAATGTGATGATATCTTTGAATACTTCGCCTGAAACTAAAGTAGGTAAAGTAGAAAAGACTACTGATAAAAAAGTAGTTATACAGCATGTTAGTGGTAAATTATTTGAACTCGATAGACCCGCCTTTGCTAAATTTCTTAAAGATGAAAAATGCGCCTTATCTAAAGCTGGGTTTTTGTTTACTCAAAAGAAGAGGGGTATTATTCCTGAATTTCTTGAATACTATTATAATCAACGGGTAGTTATTAAGAAAGAACTTTTCGATGCGAAAACTAAACTTAAAAAACTTAAGAAGGATTCGCCTGAGTTTATAGAGGCTAAGTACGAAGTTGAAAGACTTAATACCTCACAGATGGTTATAAAAATTCTTATTAACTCTTGCTATGGATATATGGGTAATAAAAATGCTCCTATTGGAGATGATGATATTGCTTCTTCAGTTACGCTGACTGGGCAGGCTGTTATTAAATATTCAAATGAATTGATAAAGGAGTTTATAAAGAATGAAATACCTGATATATCGGATAGAGAGTTGGAAGGTTGTATTGTTTACAACGATACGGATTCTTCCTACGTATCTATTACTCCTCTTGTTAATAAGGGCTTAAAGTTTTTAGATGGTAAAGATGTTCATCAAGACACTCATGATAAAATTCAAGAGATTGAAGACTACTTAAATGCTGGTGTGCAGGATTGGTCTAAGAAATCACTTCTATCTTTAGATAGTCGATTCGTTTTTAAACGTGAGTGTATTGCTGATGTGGGGGTATTCCTACAGAAAAAGCGATATGTTATGCATATCTTAGATGATGAAGGTATTAAAGAAAATAAATTTAAGTATACTGGTGTTGAAGTAGTACGTACTACTATGCCTAATGCGATAAAGCCTTACGCTAAAAAGATAATTGAAACTATGCTTAGTACTCAATCACTATCTCAAACTAATAAAATATTGAATGAGACTTATGATATTTTTAAAGGTCTTACTCCTGAAGAATTAGCTTTTGTAATGGGTGTCAAAGGTTATGAAAAGTACGCAGTAGCTTGTAATGAGTTTAATACTGTAAAGAGTATGCCTATACATGTTAAGTCAGCTTACTTTTATAATCTTCTGTTAAATAAACTTAATACTGGTAATAGGTATGAAGATTTAAGTTCGGGTGATAAGGTTAGATATATGTATGTAGAAAAACCTAATAAGTATGGTCTTGATAGTATAGGGTTTAAGTATGAATATCCTAAAGAGTTTGGTGATATCTTTAAGATTGATTACGATAAAATGTTCGAAAAGATTCTTTTTCAAGGTATTGAGCGTTTTTATGATTGTGTAGGTTGGAAGATTCGTAAACCTGCTGAAAATGTACAAGTTGAATTATTCGACCTCTTCGCTTAAATAGACTCATGGCATTACAACCCGGAGGATATACAGATAGACCTGAAGACGATAATACACCCAAGGCCCATCCAGCTTTTAAGAGAGGTAAAATTAACGGTATTTTAGAAACATTAGCTATTTTAAGAAATGTTATTGTTGGAAAAGATGATGGTTCAGGTACAAACAATAACGAAGAGTTAGAAAAAATTAGAAGAGCTATTTTCGTTATGAGAGATACACTTAATCATGCTCAAGATAAATCTACATATCTATCAAAGCAGTGTAAAGAAGCATTAGAAGAAGCTACAAAAGTTGCAAATACACTTCGCTTTCAGTAGTTGCATTTTAATTTAAACTATTATAATTAAGACATGGCAGACACAGAAATTAAAACTATTGTTGATCACATTGGTAGAACTGTTCTTGGTGAAGTTAAAAAGGAAACCAAAGATAGTATTACATTATTTAACCCAGTGATCATTCACGTACAGCCTGATCAACAAACTGGTCAGCTACAAGTACAATCTTTTCCTTATATCTTTATGGAGTTTCTGAAAGATAAAGAAAAGAACAATTGGACATTTGATAAGACAGCAATTAGTGTCTCTGATGTTCAACTTGATGAGCGTATTATTCAACAGTACGAGAATATTAACAACCCAGCTCCTCCGCTTACACAACCTGGTGATACTTCCGGTGATGTAGTAAAGCTTTTTGATGACGAAGAAGATGAAGTTGTCGAAGCTACTACTGCAGCTACTACTTAAGTAGTAGCGGAAACGGATATTGTGTAATAAATATTTTTACTATGAAACTAACTAAATACACACACAACCCAATCGCAGAAATCGAAAGAGCCTTTGATGGTTTTTTCAATCTGACCCCAGTCTTCCACCAGTTGGAGGAAGTATATAAAACAGGAGATCAAGTTCGTTTTTCACAAGACGAGAATGCGCTTAGCGTTCAAATTGATCTACCAGGAGTCAATAAAGATGATTTAGATCTTTCTACAGACTCTGATCAACGTGAAGTTTACATTAAAGCTAAGCGTAAAGTAAAGGCTCACGATGGTGAAAAGGAACAAACTTACAACAGATCCTTTTCAGTTGGAAGAGAGTTTGATCTTAATAAGATTAACTTTACTTATATTAATGGAGTCCTTGAGGTAGATGTACCTCGTAGGAAGAAAGAAGAGTATATTAAAACATACACAGTTTAACAATTAACAGAGATAAAACTCGACTAAAAGCCTCGGAATATTCCGAGGCTTTTTTTATTGAAATTTAAAACTTATATCATATAATCATATATATGGATAAAGATATTACTAGTGCTTTAGACGCTATCGATAAAGTTAACCCTTTCGCTACTTACCTTGATAACAATACTTTAAGTCATGTTGGAGAGTGGATAGATACTGGGTCATATGTACTGAATGCTATCATTTCTGGCTCAATTAATGGTGGTATTCCTAAAGGAAGAGTAACTATGCTAGCTGGTGAGTCTATGACTGGTAAGTCATTATTTGTTCAAAAGATTTTAGCTAAAGCTCAAGAAGAAGGTCTTATACCTGTTATATTTGATACTGAAAATGCTATTGATCCTGAAGGAGCTGAAAGACTTGGTTTAGATATTAGTAAAGTAAAATACGTTCCTTGTACTAGTATTGAGCAAGCTAGAAACTCTCTATATAAGTTCCTTACTTCTGTTAAAGAGAAAGGTTTAGAAGGTAAATTTATTGTAGCTATTGACTCTCTCGCTAACTTACAATCTGAATTGGAACTAACTCGTATGAGTAAAGATAGTACTTCATCAGATATGGGTACTAAAGCCCGGGCTATGAAGACGTTAATGCAGACTTGTACTAATTTAGGTTCAGTAACTCAAACTACTATTCTTTGTACTAATCATGTTTATGATGATCCTGCTGCTTTGTTTCCTTCTATTGAAAAAAATATGCCTGGTGGTAAGTCTTGCATCTATTTACCTTCGGTAACTGTACAATTAGCTCGTAAACCTATGAAAGATGATGGTGGTAAAACGGTTGATGGTGAATTAGCTGTAGGTCAGAAGAAGTACTCTGGTATTATTATTAGAGCTCTTACTCGTAAGAATAGATTTATTAAGCAATACTTAGAAGGTGAAATGTATCTTTCTTTCTCTTCTGGTCTTGATAGATATTATGGTTTAGTTGACTTAGCTGTTGGTGTTGGTGCTGTAATTCAAACTGGTGCTACTTATCA